TAAATAATATAATTTAATTTGAATAATTTTAAATTAAATTAATTAAATGTGTATGAAATACTAGGTAATGTTTTATTACCAGCAGAATTAACATTAACAGGAAGATCATTAACTGGTGGTGGTGAATTAATTTCATCAAGATATGTTAATTTTGAATCTATATTTTTTATTATCATAGGAGTTAATTCTAAAATAACTTTTAGATTTAGTTCTTGAATTTGACTAGTAATATTATAAGGTAGATGTTTAGCTTGATCATTAAATATAAATTTCATTACGATAAGAATAGATTTATTATTTTGAAAGGGAATTAAATATTTTTTGTTAGTTTTATTATAAATAGATAAAACTAATTGTTTTTGTATAATTTCTATATTACTTTCCGAGAAAAATAAATCTTCTAGTATAAAACCTTGATAATCTTTATTATTTTTATCTAATTTTTTTGAAAATTCTTCAAAGTATTTTTTTCTATGAGCACTTAGTAACAAAAAACTATTATCTTCTACATTAGTATTCATTAATATATATATACTAATATATTATTTTAAAACATACGTATCTAATAAATTTTTTAAATCTAATTTTGAACCATCACTAAGTAATTTTTGTTCTAAATTATATACATCATAATTTGTATCCAATTCTATATAATCTAAATCTAATTCTCCATTATCATTTTTTTTAATAATAAATTTATGATCATTAATTTTCATAAAGATTGAATAATTACCAAGGTGATCTATTATATCACCAGATGATGGAAATTTATTTTTTGATGGTAAATTACTATCAACTTCTTCGCCTAATTTATTATGTAAAAATTTATTTCCAAATAAAATTATTAAATTAATAATTAAATTAAATTTTAGTTCATTATTTTGGAAATCTGTAATTAAATTTAATATCTCATAAATTTCATTTATAAACTCTAAAATATCATAATTCATAATATCATCTTTTTTAATTAAATCAAATAAATTTTTTATAGATTCTAAATTATCTTCATTAAATTTTTCTTTTTCATCTTCATCAATAATTATATTGAAATTAATTTCTTTTTTAAAATTTGAATCAATAATTAATAGAAAACCATAATTTTTTATGTAAAATTTAATACCATAAATTTCATAAATCCAATAACCAAAAATTTTATTTTCATTATCTGAAATTTTTTTGATAAAAATATTATTTAAATCAATATCTTTTATATGAATTCCATTAATTACCATTATTATCAATGAATAATATAATTGAAATAAAATAGATTCCCATACTTCTTTAATATGATAACCATTATTTGTCATTATTTTTACCTTCTGTTTTATATCTTTATATTTATAAGTATTAGTATACCAATCTTTTAAATTAATATTTGGTGCTTCAGTTAATGCAACTAATAAATTATTTTTAACTTCATTATTTTCAAAAATAAGTAATTTATAAAATTTATTTCTTTTATCTATTTTTAATTCGTAAAAATTATATTTTATTAAAGGTTCATTATTTTTTTTAAAGTTTTCATTAGCTGCTTTAAGAAAACTTTCATAAAGAATTTTATCAGTTTCAGTAAAAATACTATTATTTTTTAAATTATTTTCTTGAAAAAATTTATCTCGTTTTATTGAAATTAATTTATCAAAATTATTTTTAAATAATTTTCTTAAATTAAAATTTTTTCCTGATGATATAAAATAAGCATGAATTAATCCAAAATGAGGACAAATATTTTTTAATATTATTTCGTTTTTCACAAAATTATAATAATAAATATCATTATTTACTTTACTTGATAAAAATCTTTTTACATTATTATCATTATTATAATTAAATGAAATAATTGATCCGATTTCAAAAGTATCAATATTATAAATTCGTAAATTTAAACCAACATTATTTTTATTTAATTCTACAATATCAGAATTTTCTTTTTTTAATACAGGAAAACCTGAATTATAAATCATAAAATTATTTGGTAAATCTTTATATGGATTTAATTCTTGACTATACGGATTTAAATTAATGATTTTAATATAACTCATTAAATTTCTAATTTCACTTGAATAATTATCATCTAAATTAATATACTCTCCATCTGATATTCTTACTAAACTATTTCTTATATAATTATATATATTAATACGTTCTTTTAAATTATTACTTGATTTATAAATTTTTCCTTCAGGACTACTAGGCAAAGTCATTTCAAAAAAAGTATGATCATCTGTTACTTTAGGTGTAACAATTTGATAATTATTAATAATATTATTTTTATTAGACGGTACAAACATTGGATAAGATGGTGCATAAGGAAAATCATTAGGAATAATAGGTTTTGAATAAGGTCCAGTAACAAAATTAGGATAAAAACTTTGTTGATTAGGAATAGTAAAAGAACCTTTTACAGAGATTTCATTTGATTTATTATTTTGAACATTTAAAACTTTATTAACTTTTACTTTATCATCAAAAGGATCATTTTTTATATCCTCATATTTTGGAATAATTCTATCTCCTCCTTCTTGAATATTAATATACTTAGGTATTATTCGTTTATTTCTTACTTTCTTGGTTCTCTCATTTTTATTTTGTATTTTTTTTTTTTTTTACCTCCAATTAAACCATTATCAAATGCATTTTGCATCATATTAGGATATTGTAAATTAGGATTCATTCCATTTTGCATCATATTAGAATATTGTAAATTAGGATTTTGCATCATATTTGCGTATTGTAAATTAGGATCCATAGTTGGATTTTGCATCATATCAGCGTATTGTAAATTAGGATTCATAGTTGGATTTTGCATCATATCAGGGTATTGTAAATTAGGATTCATACTATTTTGCCTCATATCAGCGTATTGTAAATTAGGATTCATATTTGGATTTTGCATCATATCAGCGTATTGTAAATTAGGATTCATTCTATTTTGTACCATATCAGGATATTCATTTTGTAATGTGTCAAAATTTTGTAAATTAGGATTAATTTCATTTTGTAACATATTTGCATATTGTAAATTCTGATTCATATTTGGATTTTGCATAAATGATTGATTAATATTATTCATTAATGAAGGATCTTGATTATACATCATATTTTTATTATTCATCAAATTCGGATCATACATATTATTTGGCTTTCTAAAATTATCAATATTTAATCCTGGATATTCAGAACTTAACATTTCATTATGGTTTTGATTAAAATTATTTACTCCATATTGATTCATATAACCTTGATTATTTTTATTTTCTAAATTATTAGGATTTGTATTAAAAAAATGAGCTATTGATTTAGGTTTATCATTTGTTCTTTCTTTTATAACATCTAATTCAGAACTCATATCATTTATAATAGAATTATCTGTTTCATCACTTATATCTTTTACTTCTTCGTCATCTGATAGTACACTGGTTTCATCTTTATCATCAAATTTTAAATTATCATCATCATCAGTTATATCAATACTTTCAGATTCAGATGATTTATTATTATTTAATTTATATTTTTCAATTTGAGAATCATCAGATATATCAATACTTTCAGATTCAGATGATTTATTTTTATTTAATTTATATTTTTCAATTTGAGAATCATCAGATATATCAATACTTTCAGATTCAGATAATTTATTTTTATTTAATTTATATTTTTCAAGGTCAGAATCATCTGAATCAATTTCAATAGAAGATGAGTCATTTTTAGTTTTTTTAGAGTGTTTTAATTTTTTTTTATTTCTTTTTTGTTTTTTTTTTGATATTTTTTTAGATGATTTATTTTTTGATTTTTTTTTAGATTTTTTAGATTTTCCTCCAATTAATCTAATTCCTCTAATTACAGATAATTTATTTGATTTTTTTTTACTCATTTTTTTAGAAATTTTCTTTTTAGAAGTTTTATTTTTACTATTTTTTTTAGAAGTTTTATTTTTACTATTTTTTTTAGAAGTTTTATTTTTACTATTTTTTTTAGAAGTTTTATTTCTTTTAAGATATTTCGATTTATAAATATCTAATTTTTTAGTTGGTTTTGAACTAATAATATTGTCATCATCATTATTAGAAATATTTCTAAAATAAGTTTTAGATTCTGTAATTTCTGATTTTTCAGAATTATATTTCAAATAATTATCTATTATAGAATTAATATCAGAAAAATTATTATATTCAGAAATATTAAATAATTTGATTATATTTTTTAAATCTTTATTTTTATCAATATCAACATTTTTATTTTTTAATTTAGAGTCAATTTGAGATGTACTTAAATCAAATAATTTTACGATATATTTTGATTTAAATTTTTTGGAATTATAAATATAAGATCTTTCATTATCTAGTTTATACACCTGAATTTGATCTAAACTTTTTAAGTTAAATATTATATTTTTGTAAACTGAATAATAATTATCCATATTACTTAATAGTTGTATAAATACATTTTTTTTATCTTCATTATTTAAATCATTAATACTTACTATATTATGAAATTTTTCTGTTATTTGAATTGAATAAGTTTTATTTTTTTTAAAATATTCATTAAGATTATTCTCTTTTTCAAATTTAAAAAGATCATTTCCTGATGAATCTAAATTTAAAATTGTACCAATAATACCAGAATTAAAACCATTATTATTATAAAATAAGTAGTGTTTATTAATCATATTTAAATTGACTTCATTTTCATAATCATTATAATCATTTTCATATTCATAAATTGTTAAAATAAAAAAATTACCTTCAAATATTAATTTATTTTTAGTTTTTTTTATTAATTTTAGATCTAGTTTATGTAAATCCTCAATTAATTTATTATTTCTATTTTTTATTAAATTAATTTCTTTATCTATATTATCTATTAAAATTCCTTTAGTAAAAGAATTAGTATTATTATTATAAATATCTCTAAATTCTTGTAAATAATTAAATATAGTTGTCATATTATATATATTAAAAAGATATTATTTTATTTTTTATTTCTATACTAATTTATATGATAATTATAATTTTATCTATTTTATTAATATTAAGTATACTTAATACATACTACATTTATTATTATAACTATAATTTTAAATGTCCAAAATATTACTTTCAAAATAATAATATTCCATCAAATGTAAAATTTAAAACAATAACTTTTTTTTATAAAAATGATCTTTATAAAAAATGTTATAAAAATGATTTTAATATCGATAATACTCCAATTAGAAATAAATTTGAAATGAAATTTAATAACCTAATTAATACATTGGGTAATGATTTTGTTTATATCGTTAATCATAAAAATAAACCATTTATACAACCTAATGAACAACAATTTATTAAAATAAAAAAATTATAATTTATATATTGATAAATTTCTCGCTGATGGATCCTCACTTTCCGACCATGAAGGCATCCAAAATTCTGGAATTATACTGTCAAATCGATTTTTATTATAAAATTCATCAAATATCTTTCTGTAATAATAAGCCTCCTTCGTTTTAGGACTATTTATACTAAAATTATTCTTTTTTAAATCATTATCACTTACAATTTCATTACATACATTCTTTAAAATATTATGCCATGAATTTTCCGTACTACTAATCCCATCCGAAAAAGCCTCCTTTTGTCTCCATAACACCTCCTCTGGTAAATAATTATTTAAAAATGACTTTCTTAACAAATACTTCTCACATCTTTGTCCAGCTATTGGCTTCTTAAATTTAGGATGTATTGATAAATATAAATTTACAAAATTTACATCTAAAAATGGTACTCTTAATTCTAATCCATGACCTGATGTTGCTTTATCAGCTCTAAGTACATCAAAATAGTGTATATTTGTAATCCGTTTTAAAGTATTATTTTGAAATTCAGTAAAATTAGGAGAGAAATAATTTTCCAAATATCCTCCAGTAACTTCATCACTACCGTCTCCAGACAATACTACTTTATAATTTGTATTTTCTGATATATATTTTGAAATTAAATATTGTCCCACTGATGCTCTTACAGTAGTGACGTCATAAGATTCAATAGTATAAATAACATCTTTAATACAATTAATTGCATCATCTACAGTAATATTTACAAATGTATGATTAGAGTCAATATAATCTGAAACTAATTTTGCATAATAATTATCAGTACTATTTTTCATACCTATACTAAATGTGTTTAGTTTGTAATTTGCAGATTTTAATTCTTTATTTGCAATAGAACAAACTAAACTACTATCTAAACCACCAGATAATAATGCACAAATAGGTCTATCTGTAACTAATCTTATTTTTACACTTTCTGTTAAAATATGATTAATTTTATCACAAAAATATAATTCATCTTTGTTTTCTAAAACTTTTAATTTTAATTCAAAATATTTAATTTTAGTTAATTCAAAATTATTACAATCAATTTTAATTTTCATATAATTTCCAGGATCAAAAGAACTAAAATTATTAAATATTAAATCTTTGAAACCCTTTATTTCACTAGAAATTAATATATTATTTTTATAATCATGTCCAATATATAAAGGTCTTACACCAATTCTGTCTCTAACTATAAAATATTCAAAATAATCTTTTTTTTCTTTAATAATTATAAAACTAAAAACTCCATCTAAATATTTGACCATATCATCACCAAATTTTAAATATAAAGGAATTAATATTTCACAATCAGATTCTGAAATAAAATTATAATTAAAATTAATTGTAGTTTTTAAAATTTCTGAATTATAAATTTCACCATTACATATACAAGTATATTTATACCCGTTAAAATCAAATTCAAATGGCTGATTTCCTTTATTTGATAAATCCATTATTGATAACCTATGAAATCCTAAAAAATAATTCTTATTATATTTAAATGAAAAAGTATCTGGTCCCCTTTTTGATAAATTCATAAAATTATTAAAAATTAAATTATAATTAAATATTTTATCGTTTTTTATAATATAAGCGAAAATTCCACACATAATATAATCTATATATTTAATCTCTAAATACTGTTCTCTAATATTAAAATTTTCCATTGATAATCATCATTATCTTTACTAAATACTTTAACTAAATAAATAAATAATTCATTACTCAATTTATAATAAATTAAACCAATATCCTCCAAATCCATTTTTATTTTCAAATCAATTATTTTATCAGATGGAAATTCTCTTTTATCAAATACATTAGAATTTATTATATTTACATTAAAATAATCTTCATCGTAATTTTCTAAATTTAATATTGTATCATAGTAATTAATAAAAAAATTAATTTTTAATATATTATAATCATATTCACCATCATTTATAGAAATTAATTTATAATTATCTATCAAATTTAAAAAATCTAATCTTAATATTTCATCCTTTGCATTTATTAATACTATATTATTGAAATTATCCTTAAACATTAATACATAATTTTCATCTATTTCTAAACTAATCTTATTTATTAAATTATCATCCATAATAATTAATCTCCATCTGAATTCATCATCAGTACGTATCTTAAGTAAAACAAATGTATATGCATTAATAAAAAAAATATGCAAAACATTATTTACACCAATAATATCACTATCTTTAATAATAACATATTTTTTTCTTTCATCTTGTCCATCATCTATTCTATTACTTTTTAAAATTTCAGTTACATCGCTTTCACTTAAAGTACTTGAATAAATTGTTGTATTATCCATACTTTGATAAAATGATTCAAAATCCATCTCTAAATAATATTTATTTATTGGATAGACAGAATTAGTTCTATCATCAAAAATACCATAAGTTAAATATTTATCAAATAGGGTTGATTTGTATTGATCATCATTAGAATTTTTTATTTGTCTAAAAATATCTTTAGCGTAAATAATTACGTCACCATTTGATATTGAATCTTTATCATTAATAATTTTATCAATTTCGCTCATAGTTACTTGATTTTTAATAAGTGTAATTTCACTTTTAGTAAGACAAGTATCATCAATACATATTTGGTCATTAGAAACTGAAAAATTATTAACAAAGTTTTCAATAATATTATTTCTTTTAATAAAATCTCCAGTTGCGGTAAAAATAAAATTGTGCATATATAAATATAATAAAAAAAATATATAATCAATTTATAATGAGTGATAAATTAATAAAATCAATAATTATATTACAGAATCATTTTCTATTAAAAAAAAATTTTATTGAAAAATATAATATCGAATACATTAATTTAAATAATTTAATTTTAAAAATAATTGAAAATATAGAAATTAATTATATTAAAAATATAATAGATTTAGAATTTTATAATAAAAATTTTGAATTAATAGAAAATTTTTTAATTAAAATAAATGATTTACCAAATAAATTAACAATTAATAATTATAAATTAGATTATAGAATTAAATTATATGTCCTAAAAGATGATTTAACAAAACTAATGATGGATTGTGGCATTTCAACTATTTATGATATAATTACATTTTATAACCAAAAATTTATTTTTAATGATCAATTAATCGACCTCCTTAATGATATAATTATTCCAAACAAATATAGTTTAAGAAATAGTACCAAAAAAAGTAAATATTTACACTTAATCGATCTATCAAATAATCTATTTGAAAAAAATAATTGCTTAAGAATAGAAATTCTAGTTAATCAAAATATTTTAATTATTGATGGTTACATAAAAAAAGACTCTTTTAACCTTTACAAAAAAAAAGACTTTTTATTTAAAAAAATAAATTTTATAAAAAATACTTTATATAAAAAATTAGATAACAAAAACTTTATTAATCTATACTTTGAACAAATTAACCTTAAAGAACTTATTATTCTAAATGATCTAGAAATTATAGATCAAGTTCTTATTAACTATGATTATATTAATAAATTAAAAATTAAATTATTATCAGGAATTGTTAAAGAATTTTTATTAAGTGATGTAAATGATCAGAGAAAAATATTAATTTTATTAATTATTAGTGAAGATAATGAATCAAAACATTTAGCTCATTTATTATATGATATGATTACAACAAATTCAGATACATTAAAACCACAATATTTTGCGAACGAAATATTTCAAAGTTTTCATTGGTCAGTGCAAAAAATTTTTAAAGTTGAACACAAAAATATTAAACAATTAAAAAATGATTTATTAGATATTAATGAAAAAGAAATTTCTTATGAAGATAGAATTATACAACTTAAAGTTGATAAAACTATAAAATCTAAAGCTTTAGATAAATTAAAAGAAATTAAAAGTTCTAAAGATAATATAAAAGCAGTAAATTATTTGGATGGATTATTAAAAATACCTTTCGGATCTTACAAAAAAGAAAAGATCCTATTCTATTTATCTGATTTTAAAACTACTTTAACTGAACTTTTAAACTCTTTTAAAAATAATTATGATTATAAAAATATTACCGATATTTATCAAAAATATGATACATTAACTGAAAATATTATACAGAAATTAATTAATATTATTGAAACTTATGATATTAATGATAATCAACTTATTATTTTTAATAATACAAAATCTACAGATATAATTCCTCTAGATTATGATGACAAAATCATTATTTATGATAAATTTAAATCATTAATTGCTAAATGGAATGAATATAAAGAATCTAGAAAAAATTACATTTCCCAAGTTAGATGTACTTTAGATGAATGTATCTATGGTCAAAAAGATGCAAAAAGACATATTGAAAGATTAATTGGTCAATGGATTAATGGTAAAATGGATGGATGTATTTTTGGATTTCAAGGACCTCCAGGTGTTGGAAAAACTACTTTATGTAAAAAAGGTTTAGCTAAATGTTTAATTGATGAAAATAATGAGACCAGACCATTTGCGTTTATAGCATTAGGAGGAGCAAGAAATGGTTCATATTTAGATGGTCATAATTATACATATTTAGGTTCAACATGGGGAAGGATAGTAGATATATTAATAGAATCAGAATGTATGAATCCAATTATATATATAGATGAGTTAGATAAGGTAAGTAATACTGAACATGGAAAAGAGATAATTGGAATATTAACTCATTTAACAGATCCTTCACAAAATGAGGAATTTACGGATAAATATTTTTCAGGAGTGAAATTAGATTTATCAAAATGTATAATAGTATTTTCTTATAATGATAGTAGTTTAATAGATCCTATTTTAAAAGATAGAATAGTAGAGGTAAATGTTAAATCAATTAGTAAGAAAGAGAAGATTCATATTTCTAAAGAATTTTTATTACCAGAAATTTTAGATATGTTAGGTTACTTAAAAGAAGATTTTATAATTAATGATGATGCTATTGATTATATTATAGAAAATTATACTAATGAAGCTGGTGTACGTAAATTAAAAGAAAAGTTATTTGAATTATTAAGAGAAATTAATTTAAATAAATTATTATATAATAATATCGATTTACCCTTCATTATAAATATTGACTATATTAAAAAACATTTTACTGATAGCTATAAAATTAATATTAAAAAAATATTAGATAAACCTTGTATTGGTGTTGTAAATGGTTTATATGCAACATCATTAGGTACAGGAGGTATTACAATAATTGAAGTTATGAAAACTCCCTCTAATATAAATTTAAATTTAGAACTTACTGGAAGTCAAGGAGATGTTATGAAAGAATCAATGAGATGTGCAAAAACAGTTGCCTGGAATTTAATTCCAGATGATATTAAAAAAACTATAAATAATGAATTTAAAGATATTGGATCATTTGGTTTACATATTCATTGTCCTGATAATGCTACACCAAAAGATGGTCCATCAGCAGGAGCTGCTATTACTACTGCAATTATCTCCAGATTATGTAATTTAAAAGTTATTAACACAATCGCTATGACTGGTGAAATCGATCTTAATGGAAAAATTCATAAAATAGGAGGTTTAGAATCTAAATTAAATGGAGCTAAAAGAGCAGGAGTTACAAAAGTTTATATTCCAAAAGATAATGAAGAGGAATTAAATATAATTATAAAAAAATTAGATGATGAATTATATTTTAAAAATTTAGAGATAATCAAGGTAGAGAATTATATTGATTTTATAAATGATTTATTTATAGAGAGTGAAATTATTTTTTAAAGTTCTAATTATTTTTGTTCTAATTTTTTTAATCGTTTATCTAAAATATTTAGAATATTAATAAGTGCTTCTAATCGTATAACAAGTTGTTGATCATCATGTCTTGCTAATGGGAATGATTTACTATATCGATTATTTTCAATACTAGTTTTTTTTTCATTTAAAACATCATTAATTATTTTAAAATTATGTTCTATTGATATTTTTTTTTTATCAATATCTTGTATTTCTATTTTTTTTATTTCTTTTTCTATTTCTAGCATTTTTAATTTCATTTGATTAATTTTTATATTTGAACTCATTTTTTAAAATTTGTATATTTCAATTTTATTTATAGAGAGTGAAATTATTTTTTAAAGTGATTTAGACGTTTATTTTAAATAATAAGTATGAATAGATTGTTAGTATTTTTAAGTTTTTTAGGAATAAGTAATTGTTTTATGACACCAAGTCAAAGATATTTAAATACTTTAAAAAAATTTAATAACGATGATGATAATTATTTATTTCTTGAACAAAACAATAATACTAAACCAATAGGAGTTAGAGTTATAATTCCTCAAAGTAATTTTAATCAAACTAATTTTGAAAATTTTAAATCTCAATTAAATTTAAATTTAAATGTAAATAAAAAAAGTCAAAATTTTAATTTGGAAAGTAATGTTGATTTAAATTTTAATGATGTAGGAGGATATGATAAAATTAAAAAAGAAATGTTACAAGTATCAGATATTTTATTAAATTCAGAAAAATACGCAAAGTTTAATGTTAGAACTCCTAAAGGTATGATTTTTGAAGGTCCTCCAGGAAACGGAAAAACATTATTAGCAAAAGCATTTAGTGGAACAGTTAATGCATCATTTATTCCAGTATCAGGAAGTGAATTTCAAGAAAAATATGTGGGAATTGGAGCTGCTCGAGTAAGAGAATTATTTAAATTAGCAGAAGAAAATAAACCTTGTATTATTTTTATTGATGAAATTGATGCATTTGGTAGGAAAAGAAGTAGTGACGTAGAATCATCAGGAGCAGAAAGAGATAGTACACTAAATGAGTTATTAGTAAAATTAGATGGATATAAAAAAACGAATGGTGTATTTTTAATTTGTGCGACAAACAGAGTAGATTTATTAGATCCAGCGTTATTAAGACCAGGTAGAATTGATAAAAAAATTTATATTGGTCATCCGGATAAAAAGACAAGATTTGAAATATTAAAAATTCATATGACTGGTAAAAATATTGAGACTAATATTGATATGGATTATTTAACAGAAATAACTTCTTCGATGTCAGGAGCTGAAATTGAAAACTTAATTAATGAATCAATGTTATCAGCATTAAGAGATAATAGAGAAAGTATTTCTCTTAATGATTTAGAAAATGTGTTGAATAAGTCATTAGTAGGATGGAAAGAAACAGAAAGTATTTTTAGTACTGATATGATTAAAAGAATTTCAGTTCATGAAATTGGTCATGCATTAAGTGGATTATTAATGAAAGATCATGCAAAGTTATCAAGAGTATATTTAAATAATTTATCTCCGAATAATCCTGGTTACACAGTATTTGAGACGGATGAAATTGATGCGAATATATTTACAAAAGAAAAGTTATTTGCTCATTTGGTTGTATTATTAAGTGGTAGAAATGCTGAAAAGTTATTTTTTAATAAAAGTGTAACTACTGGTGCTATGAAGGATTTTGAACAAGCATATAAACTTGCTGAAGATATGATTATTAAATATGGTATGGGTGATTTTGATATATATACTTTTACTAGTGATAGGTCTAAAGATATAATTGATAAAGAAATCTTTGATTTACTAGAAAGAGCAAATAATAAATCTTTTCAAATTTTAGAAAATTGTAAAAATATTATAGATGATTTATCTGATTTATTAATAGAGAAAAATAAATTAGATAGGCGAAGTATCGAATTAAAAATTTATAGAAAATTACCAAAGTTATTATCTACATTATACTAGTTTTATTAAATTTTTTATTTATTAAATTTAATACACTAAATATAAATGCCTCTAAATGAATAATTGTTCTTTTTCCTTTAGATAAAGAGTTCTCATAATTAGTACATAAATTAATAATATCATAAGTTAATTCATCATTTTTAAAATTTAATAAAATAAAATTTAATAATTCTTTTATAATATTAGTTCCACTAATATTTGTTATAAATATCTTATATAAAATTTCTCTTATTTCATTTATATGATCTTGACTAATTTTATTTGATAAACATTTATTAAATATTTTAATCAGTTTCTTTAAATAAATCTTCCAACTAGTCTCAATCGGTATATCATAATACTTCATCTCTAAATACTGAATTGCTAATTTAATATTATTATCTGACTTCTTTATTATATTATTATAATCCTCTATCTTTAAAAATTTATCCTCCTTTAATGATATATTCATTAAAACTCTTATCAAATCTAAATCACTAGGTAATGGTATTCTTATTGATAAACAACGACTTCTTAAAGGCTCTATTATTTTTGATAACTGCTTACTAGTTAATATAAATTTACACGTTTTACTAAATCTCTCCATTGTACATCTTAATGCTGTCTGAGCATAATATGATAACTCCTCTATATTATGAATCCAAATTATCTTAAAAGACCTAGTATTATTAAATAATAATACATTCTTACTCGCATACTCTTTTATTACCTCCTGAACTAAATACTTGTCTAAACCAGAATTAGTTGGATGAATTTCTATATGATATAAACTTTGTGGTATAAATACTTCAATACTAGTACTTCCATAACCATTAATTTCATATTTTACATCCAATAATTTAATATCTTTATTAAATACTCTTTTTAAAAATAATTTAGCCAAGCTCTTTTTACCTGAACCTTCTTTTCCATGAATTAACAAATTTGGTAAATTATCAAAATCTTTACTATTATCATTAATATTATTCCATGAATATAGTGTTTCTAGTTTTAACAATCTTTTATAAATGTCATGATTACACATCACATCCCATGGATATTTAATATCATATTTATCTATTAAAAACATACTACTTTAAAATAATATCTTTCTTTTAAATATATATATAAAAATATATTTATAACTTATTTTAATGATAAAAATTATCGCATGGAATGTTAATTCAATTAGATCTCTTATAACTAAAGTTGATTTAAATGACTTTCTTAAAACTTATGATCCACAAATATTCTGTATGTCCGAAACTAAATTGTCGTGTCCAGATTTACTTATACAACAAGACCTTATGAAAAAAATTAAATCTTATAAATATAGATATTATAATACTTGTACTGCAAGAAAAGGTTATAGTGGTACTGCAATCTGGTCTAAGAAAAAACCAAAAAATGTATACCAAGGTATAAATAACGAAGAACATGATAAAGAAGGAAGGGTTATAACGTTAGAATTCAATGATTATTATTTAGTTCATGTATATACACCAAACAGTGGTCAAGTATTACAAAGATTAGATTACAGAGTTAAAAAGTGGGATAAGGAGTTTTTTAAGTATGTAGAAAAGTTACAAAAGATGAAAAGTGTGATTGTGTGTGGAGATTTAAATGTAGCGAAGGAGGAGATTGATTTACATTCACCCAAGACAAATTTAAGATCAGCTGGTTTTACGAAAGAAGAACGAGATAGTTTTAGTAAGTATTTAAAGAAATTAAAATTAATTGATACATTTAGATTTTTGTATCCGGAGAAAGTAGAGTATTCTTATTGGACTTATATGCAAAAAGCGAGAGAGAAAAATAAAGGATGGAGGATTGATTACTTTTTAATTAGTGAAAAATTAAAAAATAATTTAATTGATTCTTCTATAATAACAAAACAAATGGGTAGCGATCACGCACCAGTTTTTTTAAAAATTAAATTATAAATGTCCTGTTAATTTAATAAAATTAGGATCATTAAGTTTACTTGGATTAATCAAATCATATTTTAAATTATAAAAGTCATTTAAAAAAATATCATCATGAAACATATACCATAATTTTTTAGATAATGGATTTAATTTTTCATAACTATTATTAAAGAATTCTTTATAATTAATTTGTTTTAGGGTAAAATATAAAAATGTAAGAATTAATAAAATACCACAATTTTTCTTAGTATCAGGAAAATTATTATTTATAGTTTCATACATATAATATCCTATTATACAAGCTATAAACTTGATAGAAATTTCTTTTAAACTTTCTAAAAATATATTATTTTCATCTTTATATTTATCTTTAATAATTTTTTTTAAAAAACTTTTTAATAATGAATGAAATTCATTTTCCATTATTATTAATACATAACTCATATAATATTTAATAAAATTAATTTTCTATTATTAAATTCAAAAAAATAATTATCATTATAAATGATACATATTTTTTCATATCTGATATATTATTTTGAATAAATAAAAATAACTGAATCGCTATTAAACTTGATACTACCCTAATTGATAACTTTTTTAATATTTCTTTATATTTATTATCATCTTTCTTAAATCTTGTACTAATTATCCTTTCTAAACTATTTCTAATTAATGATCTAAATTCACCATCCAATAAAATTAACATATCCATATACATATTATATACATTTTTTTAATACTAATTCAAAGAATTCATAATCTAAATTATCGTTTCCCTTAAACGTAATATTTATATTATCAATACTTATTACCACCTTATCTTTCATTTTCTTTATAACTCCTAATTCTTTTTCACCTATCATTATTATCTCATTATTATTAACATTTATATTTATACTATTTCTCTCCAAAACATCAAATATCCTCTCCATAATTTTATAACACTTATCCTTCTTACTCATCTCTAATAAAAATTTACTCTTCATATCAACATAGTTTTTTGATAAATCATTTATTAACTCTCTCCATATATCATCCATCTTTAACTTTAACTCCATCTCATAATCCCTTAAACTACTGTAAAATATATTTAAATTATTCTTTATATCTAATTCTAATTTTTCATATCCTACTCTTAAATTAACTGTTTTTTTTAATATTACATCTAATTCATTAAATTTATTTTTTATTTTAGATGTAATTTCTTCTATTTTAATATCATTAGATGAAGTAGAATTCATTTTAAATAAAATTTCACTTAATATAATACCATAATCTAGTTTATTAATATCATCCATAAGTTTAGAGATATATATAATATGAATATTATCATCATAAATTTCATAATCAATGATATTTTTACCAACAATACCACTTTGTAAGGATAAAAATATTCCAAATGAATTATTTGTATATTTTAGATCATATTTAAATTTATCTAATTCGTCTTTATTAACAACGTGGTTATAATTTTTAATTTCAACAAGTGATTTAAAACCAGATGATGAGGTCAATTCACCATCAGCGTGATGTGATATATGATTTTTTTTTTCATAATTGTAGTTTTTAAATTTTTGAGACAGGATATCATAAATTAATTTTTCAGATATTTCGCCTTTTTTGCAAGAATTATTATTAATTCCAAATAATTTATTTACAATATTAGAAAATTCATTTAATTTATTATCTACATTTAGGTTATTTAAATTAGATTCTAATAAACTAATTTTATCTTTAATATTATTATTATTATTGTTAATATCTAATATTATATCGTCTTTGTATCTTCGAAAAGAGTTATCTATATTATTAATTAATTTTTTTTCATTAACAGAAGAATAAACATTTTGGTATCCAATATTTAGTAAATTTAAAATAATATTATTTAGTTCTTCATCATTATAATTAAATAATTTAGGAAAAATATTTTTATCTAAATTAATTGTTACTTTCATAATAACTATTTTAATTATTTTTTTAAGTAATTAAAATATTAATTAATTATATGGAAAGTGATAGTCCTCTTACCTGGGATAAATTAGAAATTAAAAAAACTAATTATATACTTAATCTAATAATTATATTCTTATTAATGTTAATTTTACTAATACTAGTTAATCATATCGATTATATAAAAAATTGTTTTAAAAAATTAGATAAAACTATCTATACTAAAAAAGAAATTATTGAAGATGATAATACTTGTTGGGATTCATAATTTCTTTACTTTATTTTTTTTTTTAATATCAGTTTTTTTATTTAATTTACTGATATTAATATCTCCAGAAATATTATTATTAAATTCTTTTTCTTTACTATCTTGCCAAGTGGTATATTCCTTTAATAATTCTTTTAGTTCAATTTTCCACATTTGAATAGGTGTAGTAATTTTTACATATTCCAATTCTTTTTCTTTTTCTTTTAATTTATTTTTTAATTCTTCAATCTTTTCTTCAGTTAAGTTAAATAACGGAATACTAGTTATATAATCATAACTTTTATCATCACCTACATTTGATAATCTAGGAAATTTAAGTTTTTCTAATTTTTCAATGATTTCATTCTTTTTCTTCCTAAAAATAATAATTTTTTTATCAATTACATATTCAATAAACATAGACTTGTATTTTAACAAATCTAACTCATTTTCTATCTTTCCAATTAAATAAATTTTTCTCTCTTCGTATTTTTTTAATCTTATATCATACCAATACTTTAATATATCCTCCACCTTCTTAAAATTCATTATTCTACCCTCCTCATTAAATAAATTCATATTTGATGTCTTTAACTTCTTAATTAATCTTAATCTGTCATATAATGTATTATTCGATTGATATAAATTTAACTTTCTGTCTGGAAATGTTACAACAAAATGCACCCGCTCATCTGTATTATTATCCGTAAATCCAATTATGGTATTCTTCTTCGAATCATTATCATACTGAATACTCTCTAAATACTCCTTATACATTGTTGTCCACGTTCCTATCGGTAACTCATTTATTATAATTCTATTATCATCTATAATTGTATAATCACCTATAACCTCATACGTAAAATCATCCATCTTGGATACACAACCTTTAAAATTCTTATACCATGGTTTCATTGTCTTTACATCCTTACTATCCATTAAATTAAATATATTTTGAATAATATCTTTTGGATTATAATTAGGAATAGAAGTACTAAAACCAGTCCCTATTCCTTCTGCACCATTAACTAATACCATCGGAATAATAGGAAAGTATTGTTCAGGTTCAATCATAACACCATCATCATTTAAATAATTTAATATAGGTTCATCTTCAGATCTAAAAATATATTTTGTAAGTTTTTCAAGATAAGTATGAATATAACGTGGACTTGCTTTATCTTTACCGGAGAGAACTCTTGATCCGAATTGTCCAGCTGGGTAAAGTAAGTTAATATTATTTGATCCAACATAATTTTGTGCCATTCCAACAATCGCGTCACACAAACTAGCTTCACCGTGATGATAACATGTTTTATCTGATACATATCCAGCTAATTGTGCTACTCTTAATTCATCTTTTTTTGTAAATAATTTTCTTAAAAATGTAGAATATAAAATTTTTCTTGTAGAAATTTTTAATCCATCACTTATTGAAGGAATTGATCTATTTAAATCGTCATTTGAAAAATGTTTTAACTCCTTATGAATAAAATTAGGAATTGGTACACTCTTATCATTATTATCTAATACTTCATCCTTATTATAACTTAATAACCACTTTTTTCTATCATCTGATCTCTTTTTTTCAAAAGCTAATTTAATTGTTTCAGTTGTTTCATCATCAGATTCAGAATCTATTTTTTCATTAATATTAGGTTGTACATTTTCCCAAGTATATTTAACTAATTTATCTTCCAAGTCGCTAAAATATTCTTTAGCTTCTTTTGAGTCACTTGTGCCTAATCCTTTATAATATTTAATATTATAACTTTTAGTATCATTACTACTTTTCCATTTTTCGTATTTTGAAATATTATAAAATGTTTTAACAATTTTACCTTTTGTAGCCTTAACTATAGGAGTTGCTAAAGAGTAGATAAATAAGTTTAATTTTACAATAGATGGCCAAAAGTAATGTAAGAAATTAATTAATAAACCTTTAATATGAAAACCATCAGTATCTTGATCAGTTAAAAGAATAATTCCACCATATCTTAATTCATTTATATTTGTATAATTTTTTCCTTGTTGTAATCCTAAAATTAATTTAATATTTTTTAATTCTTCATTTTCTAATAATTGTTTTGGTGAAGCATCCCTCACATTTAATAATTTACCCTTTAATGGAAAAATACCATATTTATCATTACCAACAACTGATCTCCCTGCCATAGCAAACGCTTTTGCTGAATCTCCTTCCGTTAAAATTAATTTACACTCACCTGACTTTTTTGTTCCAGCCCAATTCGCATCCTCTAATTTTGGAATACCTTTTAAATTTCCAACTTTCTTTCCATCCGTCTTTTTCTTAATTAAACTTTCCTCTTTTAACTTTGCATACAATAATACCTGATCTGCAATACCAGTTTTTAATACTTTCTTAACAAAATTTTCACTTAACTCACATTTAGAACCAAAATCATTTTGTTTCGTTTTTAATTCCTCCTTAGTTTGTGAAGTAAATGAAGGATTAATAATAACTGAATTTATAAAAAATACTAAATTTTCTTTAATATTTTGAGGTTTAATTTTAATATTTTTATTTTTTTTTAATATTTGATCTTCTACTTTTTTAATAATATCATTTTCAACCATCTTAACATGATTTCCTCCTTTAAATGTAGAAATACAATTTACGTAAGATATTTGATCATAACCATTTTCTGGTAAATATAAAACACCAACTTGCCATCTATCATTTATATCTTCGTAAATTAAATCAGATGTATCAAAAAATAAACTAATATAATTTTTAAAATTATTAACATTAATTTTCTCATTATTATAATATAATTTAACTTTATTATCAGTTGTTGCTGCAATATCATATACTCGTTTTATCATTAAATTAATTACATCATCAGTTAGCTCGTTTAATCCAAATCTTTTTAAATCTGGCTTAAATGAAATTTTAGTATAACCACTTTTTACGTTTTTTAATGTAGATATTTTTGGTTTTGTTTTATCACTCATATTATTCGAAAATGTTTGTTTAAATCTTTTACCTCTTTCTTTATCAACTATCTCTACTTCAAACTCTAATGAATAAATATTAGCTAATTTAGCACCATAACCATTTCTTCCACCAGTAATTCTTTTTTCATTATCATCATAATTTGTTGATGTTAATAATTCTCCAAAAATTAATTCTGGAACTAATATTTTATGATCTTTGTGTTCTACTATATCAATTCCTTTTCCATTATTTAATACTGAAATTAAATTTTCTTCTTTATTAATTTCTACTTTAATACAATCACATAAATCATCCTCTTTAGTATTATCACCCGCATTTACTAATATTTCATCAAATATTTTAATTAATCCTGGTACGTATTCAATACTTTTTTTTACCATTTTATTAGTACTAGGGTTATAAGTCCACAAAAAATCATTTTGTAATTTAATATCACCAATATAACTATCTGGACGATCTAAAATATGCTCTTTTTGAGTTTTTTTTTGATATTTTTGTTCGATTGTTTTTTCTGATACCATTTTTAATTATATAATCAAATTGTCTCTAAGTATTTTAAAAAAATTTCAATTTTTATATAATTTAATTAATATATAAAAATTATTTACATTTTCTTAGATTTTTTCTTTTTAGATGTTTTCTTAGAAGTTTTCTTAGATTTTTTCTTAGAAGCCTTCTTTGAAGCTTTCTTTTTACTTCGCTTTGCTTTTTTAGATTTCTTCTTAGAAGATTTCTTAGAAGCTTTCTTAGAAGCTTTCTTAGATTTCTTTTTACTTACTTTTTTAGATTTCTTTTTACTTCGCTTTGCTTTTTTAGATTTCTTTTTACTTACTTTTTTAGAAGCTTTCTTTTTACTTACTTTTTTAGAAGCTTTCTTTCTACGTTTTCCACCAACCGCAGGAGGACCAAGAGGAGGAACAGGATTTGGTTTTTGCTGGTCCATATTTACTTCCTTTTCGTCATGACCACCTTTATTTTCTTCATTATTTACCATACCACCAACTAATTTTTTTCCTTTCTTCTTTTTAGAAGTTTTCTTAGAAACTTTTTTAGAAGCTTTTTTAGAAGCTTTTTTAGAAGCTTTCTTTTTACTTCTTTTAGCTTTTTTAGATTTCTTTTTAGAAGTTTTCTTAGAAGCTTTCTTAGATTTCTTTTTACTCATTTTTTTAGAAGCTTTCTTTTTACTTCTTTTAGCTTTTTTAGAACTTTTCTTTGATTTTTTTGAAGTTTTTTTGGAAACTTTTTTAGAAGATTTTTTAGAATATTTTTTTTTTCCTCCAACTAGTTTTTTTGACTTATTGATTTGTTCCATTTTTAATTGTTTTTTTAATTCAGTTAAACTCATATATATATATATAAATATAAAAAAAAATAAAAACTAAATAAATTATTTAAATAATTTTTTATTATTGTATATATGAATAATAATGTAACTAATCA